AGAGCATTATAGTAAAAGGTGCCAGTTCCACCAATAGGTGCCAACTGAGCCAGAAGACGGTTACGTTCGTCCAGTAGACTATTAAGGATGGAAGACATCATGGTCGCGCTCTTTGATGTTTCGTATTCCACAGGGCCAGCAACGGCACGGAAATTATTGTCTATATTGGCCATGTACATACGAAGAACATCAATAGCCGCATAAACAATTATGAGCTGAATGTAATCTCTTCCAATGTCTGGATCCCCATCTGTTACTGGATCAATCTGGCCAAACTCTTCGTTAAACCCTGACAAGGTTCCCTCTAACGTAGCCTGCCAAAAGGCATTAGATAGTCTTGTTTCCCATTGGGCCGAGGTAGCATCAGGAAAAAGGTCAGCCCCAGGAGGGTTGACCTTCGCCTTAAGGCTCTCTATATATTCTTCAAGAAATACGGCCATCGTGCCAACCTTTCTAAGTAGCAGTCCTCCTACTTAGATTATCGGCTGAATTGGCTCAGTCCTCGTCAAAAAGATGATGAGGGTTCAACTGAACAACTCGACTGCGTAATGCCTGAATCTTACTGTTAGAGACATCTTCACGAATAGCCAATTCATACAGACGAATCAACAAATTGAGATTATCGATCTCTTCAACGTTCTTCTTGAAAGTGCTGTGATGCACTTCCAGCATTTCCTTAAGATCCTTTTCTGACTTAATATTAGGATTGGATTTAATTTCTTCAGCATCAGACGAATCAGGAATCCTGACAGGAGCCAAAGCTCCATTGCGAAAAACTGAGTTCTCCGGGATATAAGTCTCTTCATTATTGAGTTCACGATCCTCTGCCGTGATCTGCAAAAGGGCTCCCGACCTAACATCTACTCTGTTTATTTCTCCGAACTTATCAGTTTTAATGACAATAACAGTCCCATTGCTAACATTTCTCCAGGTTTCGGTTTCTACAACCTTTTTCTCAATCTCTGCCATTCTTAGCTCCTTGCTATAGTTTCATTAATTGTATCGACAACTGGTACGCTTTACTTAACGATTGTCTCCGCTGCCACCAATGGTGCCACGTTCCATTCTACTGAACAGTTTCTTCCTGTTCATCTCAGCGATATCAGAAAGACTATATCCCAATTCTATTGCCAGATTAGCAATATACCAAAGAGAATCTCCAAGCTCTTTAGCGATCTCTTCCTTGTCCTCCTTGGAAATATTTCCACCCTTATCACGAATAATTTTCTTAACCTTACCCTGTACTTCGCCCACTTCGCTACTAAGGCCAAGAGTAACATAGGCAAGCCCAACAATCCCTTCACTATCAGGGTACTGCGCTGTCAAAGAAGCATCGACCTGATATTGATCTAGAGTATATTCCGACATTAATCCTGCCTTTCCTGTTTCATCCTTATTAAATTTAAGCGCTAGCTTTCTCGCTTGTTCGAATCTAGCAATCCTATTTGGCACACTATCTCTGTCTCCACTAAAACTCAAGTCAACATCTCCTTACTCATAAGGCTCAATATCTCTACAGATAAACTGACTACGGGTGTTAGAGATCTCATAAGAAGCCTCAATTAAAAGAACCGTTCCCTTAACCAACAAATCAGAAATCTTATTGTATAGCTTTGGGAAAACAACCAGATCGGCGGAACCAGTTAAATCCTGGAAAGTCAGTATGGCCATACGCTCGCCTCTTCGAGTCGTTTTAACTTCTACTTTATCAACAACTCCAACCAAAACAACATCTGCACTATTATCATACTCTACAACATCTGCAATGTCAACGGTTCCGATAGGAACTGCAGAAATATGATGAAGAGGATGAGTACTGATGTATAATCCCAGATATTCTGACTCTACTTCTAGCAGTTTTTCGATAGAAATAGGAATTTTCTTAATCTCTGGATACAAAATATTGTTATCAAAATCGAACTGACCCTGATTCTTGACGGTCTTCTTGCGACGTTTACGCAAATGCTGCAAAAATTCATCCATTATTTCCATCAAGCCCAAGCGAGGTTCCTCAAAAGCTCCAGTCATAATTAGGGCAGACAACATCTTGCTATTAATTGATTTGTCAAGCATTCTCTCACAAAAATCGAAAAATGATAAGAAAGCTCCATTTTCTTTCCTTTCCTCGATAATCTTGACCGCATGAGTATGGCCAACGCCCTTAACTCCTTCAAAACCAAACGAAATCTCATGATTATTTACAGGCGAAAACCCAAAGCTAGAATAATTAATTTGAGGGGAACGCACCTTAATTCCCATACGACGACACTCGTTCAAGTAAGCACGAAGCTTATCGGGTTTAGACATATTAGCGCTAAGAAGGCAACTCATATACTCCACTGGATAATTAGCCTTCAAATAAGCAGTCTGATAACTAATGAAGGCATAAGCCACAGCATGAGACTTATTGAAAGAATAAGAAGCAAATGGTTCAATAATGTTCCAAATCTCATGTCCAAGATTTTCACCATAACCATTGTTAATGCATCCCTGAATAAATCTATCCTTCTCAGAAGCCATCAAATCCTTCTTCTTTTTAGCGCAAGCCTTAAGAAGAAGGTAGCCCTCACCTAAAGAATAGCCAGCAAATTTCTGAGTAATAGCCATCAACTGCTCTTGATACACCATGAGATTATAAGTATCTCCAAGAATCTCTACCGCATCAGGATGAAACGTAGTAGCTTCTTCTCGTCCGTTTTTGCGTGCCCCATAAGCAAAATGCATTCCATCAGCCATAGGACCGGGACGACATAATGCGTTCAAGGCAGCAAGATCCTCAAACGAATCCAGATTCATAGCCCTAATGGTGTCACGCATCACTACTGACTCAACCTGAAAAATTCCAGAAGTCTCTGCCTTGTTGAGCAGGGCAATGGTATCCCTGTCCTGTAGGTCAATTTTCCCAAAACTAATATCTAAATCAAGACCGTGACGCTCCGAAATTAGATCTAATGTATCTGAAATTATGTCCAAATTCTTCAGCCCCAAGAAATCCATTTTAAGCAAGCCAAGATCTTCCACATCTCCCATGTCAAACTGAGTGACAAGTGTGTGTGGCCCCGTAGAGCCCTTCTTAGCCGGCTTGCGCTGCACGGGCAGGTATTCTACCAAAGGCTTATCAGAGAGCACTACAGCGGCAGCATGGACGCCATCCTGGCGTCTCAGCCCCTCTAATCCCCTAGCCACATCTATGACACGGCGCACATCCTTGTTAGAGATTACTTGCTGACCAGAAAGCTTAAGATCTTCTCTCTCGTACAGCTTACGAAGATCAGCAGCATCCGCATAGCCACGCTCATAACGTTCGTCATACTCGAAACAGTTCTCTAATGGAGTTTCAAACCCAGAAATCAAAGGCGGCATAAGATCGACAAGCTTATTGCCAGCTTCGTAAGGCAAATCAAGCACTCTGACAGTGTCGCGCACTGCAGAGCGAGACTTGATAGACGCATAAGTAATAATGTTAGCAACATGATCATAGCCGTATTTGTCAATACAATACTGAATCATGTCGTCACGGTAACGAGTGTCCCAGTCCATATCAATATCAGGCATGCTGACACGAGCAGGGTTAAGAAACCGCTCAAACAGAAGTCCATATCTCAATGGGTCAATATCTGTAATGCCCAAAGAGTAAGCGATGATGCTGCCAGCAGCCGACCCACGACCGGGACCAACGCGAATTCCACGACTCTTTGAATAATCAATCAAGTCACCAACGATCAAGAAGTAGTCTATGAATCCCATTTCATTCACGGTTTCAATCTCGAAACGCAGACGCTCTAACACTTCACCAGGAATAGGAGCGCCATAACGCTCAAAACAACCCTCAACGCATTTCTCCATAAGATACTCAAAGTTATCTTCATACCCTTCTGGCGTAGGGACATGAGGCAAGGAGGCCACTCCCATTTCAATTTCTACGTCACAGCGCTCCGCAACCCACAAAGTGTTATCAGAAGCTTCATTAAGATCAGGGAAAAGGCTACGCATCTCTGCAGCAGTTTTAACATAATGCTCTGTTCCCTCAAACTTAAATCTGTCCTTGTCATGGATCTTCGCCTTGGTCTGGCAGCACAATAAAATATCATGAGAAAAATGATCTTCACGGTGCACATAGTGGGAGTCATTAGTTAACAACAAAGGAGCACCAATGTCTCTCGAAAGTCTAATCAACTGTGGATTAGTTCTATCTTGCTCCGGCAAACCATGATCCTGGATCTCTATTAAGAAATTTTCCTTGCCAAAAATATCCTGAAACTTCCCGGCAACATGACGAGCTACAGTATAGTCGTCTCGTAGTAGACTTTGCAGAACCTGCCCTCCAAGACAACCCGAAGTGACAATAAGTCCCTTATGGTACTCATCAAGCATCTCCCAATCTACTCGTGGCTTATAATAGTAAGCCTCCTCACGAATAAAACTCTCAGAAGACAACTTGATCAGATTATGATATCCTTGCTTATTTTCAGCAAGCGCAGTTAAGTGGTAGTAAAGCTTGCCTCCACCTTCTTGTCCAGTGTCTCCAGTATCATCAACTACCTTCTTTTTAGTTTTGGGACGATCACTTACATGATTCTGGGCCTGATAAAGCTCGCTTCCAATAATTGGCTTAACTCCATGCTTCTTGCATGCTTTATAAAAGGCAAGAGTCCCGTACATGTTGCCATGATCAGTAATCCCAAGGGCAGGCTGACCATCCGCGGCCACAGCTTTAACTAGATCGTCTATCTTAGAATGGCCGTCAAGCATACTAAACTCGCTATGTGTATGAAGATGTACGAAACTCGAACTCATGTGACCTCCACGAAATGAGACTTGGACCCCACTATAACAGGATCCAAGTCTCAAGTCAACACCTATTCAGTTGCAATTCGACTCAGTCTACCAGCGAAGCAGACTCTGTGTCTCCAACTGGCACCGAGGCAATCGAGGTTAGGACTGAGTAAAGGGCTCCTCCTAGCGCTAGGCCACATGTCAGCTTCCAATTCATAGTCAAAAGGTTGAACCCGATATCCATAGTAAAGCCACCAAGAATAGCTTGCGCAGCAGACTTAGCTGCACGCTCTCCGGCTTCCTTCCAAAATTTCAACGTAAACATTATTCACCTCCTTCAGGAACATCCCTTTCTTTAATCACTACTGGCACAACAGACAACAAACTAATCAAGTTAAGAAGCCTATTGTTCTCATTATTTACTCTACCAATCTGCGCCTCAAGAACTTCAATTTGACGCTCAAGAGACTCAACAATTTCATCATGAGTACGTAATCTAAGCTCATAAGATTGGGTTTGAGCCTTAGATACAAGCTTATACGCTGCATAAGAAGCACTAGCTCCAATGCCAGTTATTCCAAGCTCAGTAAACGGAAGATCAACTACTCCGCCCGCTGCAAGGATAAAGGCACTAATGAGAATGCCAAGAGTAGAAATGCTCTGAAGTGCGATCATTTCATCTCCTCACATAAGCGCGACAATCCTTTTTCTTTCACGACTGAATGTGACGCAATTTGGTACTTTGCAGTATTAGCATAATGCCATATAAAGCTAACAAGCGCAATCAACAAAACGGCACTTGTGTCAGCCATACTTCGCACATTATCTAATCTCAGTTCTAATATTCCCTTTGTCACGAACAAGAAAACAGAGCCTGCCGCCACGAAAGCAGAGTGATTTCCTGAACTTTTAAAGAAAATCCTTCTCGTCATCCAAAGTCCATAAAAGCCAAATCCAACTCTCAACACAACATCAAGAAAATCCATGGAAGCAGAAGTGGACAACGCAAACATAAACGAGACCACTGCTGAAACAAAAGGAAACAACTTGAATAAAGCAAATGAGTTATGAGGAAGACGATACAATCTTAATTTATTAGTCATATTTACCTCTAATGTAAGAAAACCTACCCATCTCATGACGGGCAGGCTTCCTCTTGTGAATAATTCTAAGCTAACTAACAGTATTAGGCAGCCAGTGAAGTATCAACGAAACGACGCACACGCTCAGGACGGTGGACAATACCACCAAAGTCACGACGTGCCAGGTAGTGCCAGTACCAGTTATCCTGCTCGACATACTCCTTCGCGAACAAGCCACCCCAGAAGGCAAACTTACTAGCATCAGGAGCCATAACGAACATCTCGTTAGCCGGGAAGAAGCTCACATCTTCATCATCCTGATGGTTAGTCAGAGTGATGATTCGAGCGCCCTTATAGACACCCATCACACCACGACGAATAAGGTCTTCATTGGTCTCAGGAATAAACCCAGAGCCGTTAAGCGAAGTCCCCATAAGCAAATCGTGGATCTGCTCTGTCATAGTCGCACGACCAACCATCACAACGTTGCCCTGCTTCGACTCATCACGAATCTCACGGATAGCCGTGTTAATCGAGTTTAGAGTCAGACCGGAGCCAGACACATAGTATGCACTTGACGACGGAATAGCAGCCTGGAAAGTTGCCAGTACACGCTGGTTGACAGTAGCGTCCATTCTCTGGATACCCAGTCTGATAAGATCAGCCTGAGTCTCTGCAAAGTTAGTGCGCAGCTTGTCCTCCGAATCAGAGACATGGAAGCCAATGCTGTCACGCTCAATCTCCATGGTTTCTCTACGCATGGTGCTCTGCTCAATATGGCCGCCACGAGCGATCCAGAAAGCACGGAGCCCTCGAACCTCAGTAACGGTTGCACGCCCTGTATAAGAGAGATTTTCCACCTCAGCCATAAGACTAAGCAGGTTCTCATGATCGAAGCCCTCGTAGATAACCTCAGTCATCTCCTGAGCCATAGCTGCACGCCAAACCGGATTGTCCCAATTCCTAGCGGCATCCTCATTAATCTTCGCTACCGCTTCACGCAGCTTACGACGATCGTCTCTGTTATTTCTATCAATTGAAAAACTTGAACCCATTTCTGTTACACCTCCCTCTTAGAATAGTACCGTAGCTTCAATTTCAAGACGCTCGGCATCGACCTTCACGACGTAAAGCCAACCCTCAGAAGCAGTCGAAGTACCCTTCCAGAATCCATCAGTGCTGTTGCCAACACCAGGAGTCAGGTAATCGCCCACTGCAATGGTAGGGGTAGCTGAAAGACCAGCCACCATCGTGAAGCCCGTATACGAACGACTGTTAAGGAACGTGCGATCAACAGTGTTGCGAAGCACCACCTTGACGTTGTCGCCGTTCACGACCTGAATTGCTGCACCGTCAGCGATAAGATTCAGATCTGAATAATTGGTCAGAACGGGATCGGACCCGTTAAAGCCATCTGGACGAATGTGCTCATAAACAGCTAGACCGCCCTGGCCATGAACTGGACGATCATCAGCCTCTGCAGCCAACACAAACGGTGTCAGAGAGAGAGTGTTGTCATCTCCAGCAGTGTCAAGTACAACAGGAGCCCCAATTGGAATTGCAGCACCCTCAGCGTTGTAGTTACGACCCAGTCTGTTCTTACTGTGTGGGGAAACTCTAAACTCAAAGTTTCTTCCGTAGTTACTCATCTGTGATCAACCTCCTCTCGGTTATCGAATTCTCTTAAAGTCTTCACCTTCACGAATCATATCGTAAAGAGTCGTGAAGCCAGCTTTGTCTTCATTGCTTACATTGTGCTGCATTGCAGTGGCTGCCGGCAGCTTGTCGCCTGAATCGTTGTCGCTCTTAGAAGCAACCGCACGAAGGTCTGCAATCAGAGCCTCAAATGCTTCATCTTCTAGAGCAGCCCACTCTCCAGCGCGCTTTTCAACGTGCTCGTCGCTAAAGGAAGCAACTTCCTTAACCTTCGCAACACGCTCTTCCTTGCGAGCAGCTAGAGCAGCTTCAGCCTCAGCCTTTGCTGTTTCTGCTTCAAGGTATTCAACTAGTTCAGTATACTCCGCCTTCGCCTGCTCCGCAGCGAGAACAGCAGCATCGGTTTCTGCCTTTGCAGCAGCAACTTCCGCGTTCTTCTCCTCAAGAGCAGCAGCGTGAGACTCAGTAAGCTCAGCGATCTTTGAATCAACAACCTGCGCATCAGCTTCAGCCTTCAGCTTAGCCAACTCGGCTCTTAGTTCTGCGATCTCTGCATTAGCCTTCTCTAGTTCATCCATTACGTCAACACCCCCTTGAGGATCGTCGTTTTTTTCTTCCAAAACAATCTTCGGCTCACTTGCCTCAGAATTAAACATTTCTTCTGCATGCGTTTCAACTGCTGATGCAATTGCTGTGAACCTCTTCATAAAGAAGTCAGAAGCCAATGAAACAATCTTATCCTCTTCTGTATCTTTAGGAACTGAAGAACGAATATTTTTAACAATTTCATCAACCGTCTCTTCTCCAATTTGCTCTGAAGCAATTTGCAAAACCTTAGCTCCAGACCACCCTGGCTTAACCGGAGGAAGAATTAAAGCTCCTCCAACAAAATTAGGCTTATTTAATTGAGCCGCTACGCCAGGAATCTTTGCTATTTCTCCATAGCTCTCATGACGTGGACCCAACCACGTATAAGTTTCCTCTTCTCTGCCTTCAGCCTTAAAGGTAACAGACTCCGGGATACATTCCATGCTAACAAACAAAGAACCTTCGTTATAGGCTCTTTCAACAACCGCAGCTACTTGCGGGTTCCTAATAGCCCAGAGAGCACCAAGAACCTCAATATATGGATGGTCAATCAATTGGCTTGCCTCATCAAAAGGATATACCATCTTTTGATTAACCCAAACACCAACTGCTTCCCCACGATGCAAAACATTCATAGGGGAATAACGAATTGTGTCCTGAGCTTCCACCAGATCAGCAAATGTCCACATCTGACCATTGCCATTTGGACGATCAGCCTCAACATATTTTGCCAAAATCCACAAAACAGATTCATTACTTGTCATATACTCTTCTGCCCAAGTAAAATCCAAATTAGCAGTAGCAATATCTTCATCCGAAGTCAACAGAGAAGCAGGAGCATTCAAATATAGTTTATCATTAGCAGAAACAAACATAACGACTCCTTAAATCACTTACTACTATTGTCGGTATCCCTGCGTTCATTATCAACCTGCCCTGGATTACGGGATGGCTGATTCCTTGGAGAGGGATCGCTAGAAGCAGGGTTCTGGCCACCACCTTGCTGATTGCCACCCTTAACCTTGCCGTCAATAATTTGTTTTTGTAGCTTGCTATCTTGATCCATTCTCTGCTTTTCCATCTCGGCATTTCTCTCTTCTTGAGGAGTAATTGGATGCCAAATTTCCTGATGCTCGTTCTCTTTCTCTTTGAGACGTAACTCTGTCTCATAATCAAAATCAAACTCCTCAAGCAAAGAATGCTGAGAAATATTACCAGAAAGATACATATCTACAATCATTCTAAGATATCCAACATCTGCAGCAAGGGCTACCCCAATACGCTTAGGGTAGAAATTTAGATCAGCCGGCTTATTGAAATAATCGTTACGTTCAAAAAGCTCCCTAACCATAGTAGACACAAGGAAACGACCTATGTCATCTCTTTTGGCCTCAAGATTTCTGGCAATAACAGACATCAGCTTCGTTGAATCATCAGCCGCAACCCCAGAAGCATAGTTACCAGATGACAAAATATTATAGAGACGCGAAGTAATACGAGAATCAATAGCATTATATCTCTCTGCAGCTAAGGTCTTATCTAGCTTTGGAGTGACAATCTCAACTGAGAGTCTATGGTCTCCAACCATAATTGGAGTCCTGGAGGCGCGCTGAACCTGAGAGGCTAGGGCCTGCAGCTCAGGATCCGTTGCAGGCATATTGTCCGTGCCCTTTTTAACCACAACGATCATATTAGATCCACCAATTAAAAAGGCACGATCCATAGCCTTCAACTGATGCTTAAGATCCAACAAATCAAAGACAGAGCGCATACGCACTTCAGCGAATCTACGATAATCTGGCCTTGTTGCAGTAATGCGGAAAACATTTTTATCGCTCATCAAAAAGGCTTGGTCTAAATTGACTTCACCAATTTCATCACGAATTCTGCGCTGCTCTGTTCTAGGAATATCAATGCGCTCAACAATAAACTGAGAGACCATAGGATCTTGGATTTCGCCAGAAAGAACTTTATCGAAGTTACGACCCTCTTCGTCATCAGCTATGTAAACCATCTTGTCTTGACGGAAAAAGCTATTGCCCCAAGGAATAACCTTCTTAGGATCAAACACCGTAATCCCTTGAGGGACAACTAAAGAAACGCTCTTCTTCCTCTTACGTTCAGCCTGATTAGTAGGAGAATAACTCTTTCTGCCCCAATAAACGCCAACATAACACTGAGACACGGTGAACATCTCAACCCAGATCTCGCGAATAATGCGAACTAAGTCCATGTCAACCACAATCTGATTTAGAATGTTCTCTTGATCTTCATCCTCCGAGTTCATCCGCACTCTATTCATCATGATAGAGCTTGTAGACTCAACCACTCCAGAAACAACGTCATCCTTTTGAACGGCTCTATGAGCAACATCAAACTGAGTAAACATGTTATGGTCGTCTAAGAAAGCATCACGCCCCCAGTTGCCCTTATACCTAAGGTTGCGGGTTGCGTTATTTGCCCAATTAGCAAGAGACGCTATGTCAGGATTATGGGAAGTATTTAAATTCTTAAAATTATCTACAATTTTATGAATAGGCAAATTTGACTGACTTTCGTCAACGATGACAATGCCGGTCTCTGCGTCTTCATACATGTTGCCACTGATTGTCATATCGACCCCTATTGTTTACTGCCCATTTCCCAGTCTATTTGAACCACAGATAAGTAACGGGACCAAACTTTAAACTGGCGATCCACTTCAGCAATAAATGGATCTATTTCTTTGGTTCTAAAATTATTTACATCTGGTCCTTGACTTCTTCTTACTATCTTGCTTCGTATAAAAGAGGCCCGAGCAGACATGGCTGCTAATCTCTTAAAAATCTGACCAGGATCAATCTTATCAAAATCCTGCATTTCTCTATAGTAGTTATCTAACTCTGTCCTAGCATCTGTCAAAAACTGACTTGCTCTAACACTAGACGCCATTGCAAGGCCCCCAATCTATATTAATCATCGACAAAACCCACTTAAAAACACTTAAAAAATACTTAGTCGCAGTTAATCAACGCTTAATCAACGCAAACTAGAGGAAGATTACACCTGTGGCTCCAGTTGGACGCCTAAGCTTTCTTTCTAAATCTTTCTTGAAATAAAACTGCTGCCAACCTAAAGCAGCCATTCTGGCGGCATCTAAAGTATGGAAAGAACCCTTAGAAACTCTCTTAGAGCGACCATACATGTCCATTGTGCTTTTATCTAAAGCATAATTTTCCCCAGAGAATTCAAGAATAATCTCTTCATCATATGGCAACACAAGTCGACGCTGATCCACAAGGTCTCTGAGTACATCAGTCGAACATTCTAGGACCTTTTTCTCAATCCCAGCTTCATCGATCAGATTCTGCCTGTGAAGATCTACTTCGATGGACTCATCCAGCTCGAAGAGAACCTTGCCAGAGAAGTTGAAGCCCTCGATCATCTCAAGTCGCTTATTTAGTTTTGGGTTATCTACTGCCCATCCCTGAATAACCTGCAGCAACGGAAGCCCATTCCCGGTGTTATGCGTCAGGATATAATCCTTAGTGACATACAAATGATCTTCTGAGTTTACTCTAATACAAACAGACTCTTCAGGATCAGAACAACGAATCTCTCTCAAATACCTGACAGGAGACCTCCTATTGCCATGAATTGCCTTTCGATCAAGATGAAACGGATTAAGATCAACAGGCATCACGATTGAAGACTTATATTGACGCCTGTAGCCTTCTACTGGAATTCTAGATCTTTTAGTTGCCGTGCCACCAAGACTCCACACAAGTCTCCTAAGGTCATCTATAAGAGCCTCGGAAGATGTCCCAAACCCGACCTGCTGTTCGTCGGCAAACCCATCAGTATCCATTAGCCCGCGCAGAAGCTGGAGACGCTGATCTATGGACCCAGTGAAGTAAATCTCTGGGATAAACTTCTCAAAGGACTTCTTGCCAGCCAATC